ACTTATTAACGCTAAAGGGTAAAAATCCTATCACGGTGATAGGAAATTCTCGTTGGTACGATAAACCTAATTCACACCACATATATTCAGTCAGCTTAGACCCAAGTGTCGGAACAGGTGGCGACAACGCTGCTATCCAGGTTATGGACCTCACTACGATGACGCAAATTGGTGAATGGTGCCATAATAGAACACCGGTCGAGGGCCAGGTACAAACACTGATGGGGATGCTAAATTATCTAAAGGATCACGGAGTACGTGACATATATTGGAGCGTTGAAAATAACTCAGTCGGCGAAGCGGCGCTTGTAGTAATTCGAGATACTGGGGAAGAGTCATTCCCTGGTGAATTTTTAAGTGAACCTAAGAAAATACAAGGTAAGCGGGGCCGCAAGGGGTTCCATACAAGCAATAGAAGTAAGATGGAAGCGTGTTTGTGTCTAAAGAGATACGTCGAACAAGGGAAAATTACGTTAAACAGTATCCCGCTCATATCAGAACTCAAAACTTTTGTAAAAACAGCCCACAGTTTCGCAGCGAAAGAGGGGGCTATGGACGACATGGTGATGAGTTTAATGTTGAACGTGCGCATGATAAATTATATTAGTACGTTTGAGGACTCCATTTACGACGCAGTTAATAGCAGCCTAGGATTGAACTCAGTACGCAACGATGACGAGGATGAGGCAGGGTCGGAATGGGACAGTCCCATGCCGATATTATAACGTAAAAAGATAAATACAGTATGAGCATAAATATTGGATCAGTTGCCGAACGAACATTTAATTTATTAAAAGGATTTGGCTTCGCTGTACAAAGCTTCGATCTAGGGGGAAAAATCGTAGTCGACCCAAGAGAAGCTACACGATTCGCTGTCGATAAACCAAACGTATTAGTACGCTTAGATCAATCGGACGATTCACTGACCCTCAACACAAGCGAGGATTTAAGCGACCCAACAATGCGTAAATTACACAAGATGCTCAAGCACCTTAGCCAAGATTACTTATTAAATTTTGACTACAACGTATTCGGTAGAACAATTAAACCCAAAGGCGAAAGCCAAAATATAGCAAAGAATTCGGAGAAAGATATGTCTGACGTAATGGAAGCAAGCTTGGGCAGAATGACTGGGAGTATAAAAACCAGCAAACAACAATTGGAAAATATTAAGATTATTGTTAGACATAAGAAGCCCGTCAACGAAGAAATACGTGGAGCAAGAAGCCGAAATATCCAAGGTATTTACATCCAGCGTGGTGACGAACGTTTCAAGATGACCGAAAATGATCTTTTAGCAGCAAGGGCAATGGTACGACATATCGCAATGGGCGGTGAAGTACACGATATCGTGGGTACCGCAATTAACGAGATGGCTACAGAATGTAAGAAAATGAAAGAATTTGTACGCTACGTTAATTCCGCAAAATTAATAAACGAAGAAAATGCCGATTACATACAACTCGCAGTAGACCACATTAACGAAATTAAAACAAATTTTAAGAAGTTAAGCGGTAGCAAGTCGTACAGCAGTATGGCAGAAAGCATCGCGACAGCAACCCCAGCACCGATTTTGGAAGATGACGCAGATATTCAATCTAAGTTTACAGAAACGCATTTTGATCCTAAAGTAGCCAATGTAATGAGTAATTTAGCATCGTTGAGTTATAAGAAGAAAGCATTTGAGGCTTACATTGACTCGGCTATAAAGAAGGAAAGTTTTGAAGGGCTCACCACGCTTCTTCATGAAAACGATTCTCTTGATTTTGCCACACCACATGCAAAGTTGAGCCACCAAGTATCACAATTGGGATATTCAGCAACAGATGAACAGTTGGGTTCGTATTTGCGTAACCTGAGCTCGAAAATAAATAACGGCGGCGGCTTGACGCAACACGAGTATGGAACGATTAAGAGCTGCCTGTCGGTAGCCAATACTGGCAATCTAGCTGCCTCCCTGCCCATACCGAATGTGACAGAGGCGTATGCTGCGTTTTTTGACCGGTTTAACGTATAAGAAAATAATAAGAAGATAAATAAAATTGTTAGGAAAATGATTGACATTTACTAATAAGGTAGTATAATAAGGCACAGTGGTAGAGTTAATTATAACGGTTACCACAAATATGGCATAACATGGAGAAAATAATATGGCATCTTTAGCAGAAATGCGAGCAAAACTCGCAGCAATGGAACCAAAAGGTTCAGATAAGAATAAGAAAGACAACGATAACGCGCTATTCCCATTCTGGGATATAGCCGATAACGAAACAGTTACAATCCGATTCCTTCCAGATAGTGATACTAACAATACATTTTTCTGGGCCCCTCGTGAAATGATCAGACTTACCTTTCCAGGTGTGAAGGGAAAAGATGAACACAAACCAGTAACAATACAAGTACCGTGTATGGAAATGTGGCCTGGCGAAGTTTGCCCAGTACATACAGAAATTCGTCCATGGTTTAATGATCCAAGTATGGAAAAGAAGGCACGCAGTTATTGGAAGAAGCGTTCTTACATTTTCCAAGGATTTGTATCGGGGCAATACACGTTAAAGGAAACTCCCCCAGAAAATCCAATCCGACGTTTTGTTATCGGACCACAGATTTTTAATATCATTAAACGATCTATTATGGACCCTGAAGTGGAAAATTCACCAACTGATTATTTGGCTGGAACTGATTTTAGACTAACCAAAACAACAAAAGGTGAATACGCGGATTACACCGCAAGTTCATGGGCTAGAAGGGAAACCTCATTAAACCAAGACCAAGTAGCAGCTATTGAGAAGTTTGGCTTGAATAACTTGGTCGATTTCACACCAACAAAGCCAACACCCGCTAGTGTTAAGGCTATCGCGGAAATGTTCGAAGCAAGTGTTGATGGCGAGCTATATGATCTTGAAAAATGGGGGCATTTTTACCGCCCTTGGGGATTAGACGGCCCACTAACACAGGCAACTGCGCCACAAGCGCAGACGACTACTGAAACTAAATCTAGCAATATCCCGTTTGACAATGATGTAGCTATAGCTGAAAAAGCGGTTACTACGCCGGCACCTGCTAATAATGGTGATAAGCATGCCGCTATTCTGCAAATGATTAAAAATCGAAAATAAGGAGTCGTTATGAAGCCTTATGATTTAGCAAAGTTCAGAACTGGGATAACTAAAAATATCCAAGGCATTAGTGCAGGTTTCCATGATCCAAGGGACTGGATCAGTACCGGAAACTATACATTAAATTATCTAATAAGCGGGGACTTCAATAAAGGAGTCCCTTTAGGTAAAGTTAGTGTCTTTGCCGGAGAAAGTGGTTCGGGGAAAAGTTTTCTTTGCGCGGGTAACCTAGTAAGGAATGCCCAAGCCATGGGATGCCAAGTAGTATTATTCGACAGCGAAAATGCGTTGGATGAAAATTGGCTACATGCTCTTGGTGTAGATACATCGCCAGAGAAACTCCTAAAAATTAATGTAAGTATGATCGACGATGTCGCAAAAACATTAGCGGACTTTACTAAAGAATACAAAGCTAGTTATGGCGATCTTAAATACGAGGATATGCCAAAGATGGTTTTTGTAGTGGATAGTTTAGGAATGTTACTTACACCAACAGACGAAGCACAGTTTGAAAAGGGTGACATGAAGGGCGACATGGGGCGCAAACCAAAGGCATTGGCTGCTTTGGTGCGCAACACCGTTAACCGAATTGCACCGTTCCCAATTGCGCTAATTGCAACCAACCACACATACGCATCACAAGATATGTTCGACCCAGATGATAAAATAAGTGGTGGGCAAGGTTTTATCTACGCATCTTCAATTGTAGTAGCAATGCGTAAGCTTAAACTTAAAGTAGACGCGGATGGTAACAAAGTAACAGACGTGCTTGGTATTCGAGCAGCGTGTAAGGTGATGAAAACTCGTTATAGCAAACCGTTTGAATCAGTACAGATCGAGATACCATATGACACAGGAATGTCGGCGACTAGCGGATTACTTGATTTATTTGAGAAACGCAATGTCCTTACCAAAGTCGGAAACAAGCTCGAATATGTTTCACCCGTAACTGGTGAAGTAATTAAAGAGTTTAGGAAGGGCTGGACCGATGAAAAGTTGCAGGTTATCATGGACGAGTGGGCACATATTCCTGAAATAGCAGCCAAGAAAAACACAGTTGACACTGACGTAGATACTGTAGATGCACTAGATGACGTGGAGGAAATGGAAGATGAATCATGATATAGCATTTCTACACGACACCTGGGATAGCGTAAAAACGTTCGTTGCTAAAAAAGAACGGTTGCAGGCCGCAGAAGCACTGGTTCGAGTATTTGATGATAATTCCGACATTAGTTCAGCTGAAGACCACATTGATGATTTTGACGCGCCGCTAAAGGCAGCAGTAGTCAGCCACTTTGATATTGGTCTTGTTGATGAAGACGATGAAGACGCGGACTATTAAAAATGGGATCTTGGTATAGTAAAGTCGCAGATGACGTAACAAATATCATCGACTGTATAGCTTACTTTGAAAAAGAGCTAATAGATGCCAAGCATGAATGCAAGATAAAGGGCAACCTGGAGAGATCCAGTGCTGCCCTGCCTGGCACAACAGAGCATCGATTTAGCCAACTGCAGGAAGTAGAGGCAATTCTCGAACACCTTAATATCGATCTACGCCAAGAACGAAGTAAAGTATTTAGAAAATATCTAGAACACTACAACAAGCAACTCTCAAGTAGGGATGCCGAAAAGTATGTTGATGGCGAAGACTCTGTTATTAACCTCACCCGATTAACAAATCAATTTAGTTTATTACGGAATCAATACTTAGGAATACTTAAAGGATTGGAATCCAAGTCTTACCAACTTAATAACATCGTAAAATTAAGGGCGGCGGGCCTTGAAGAT